AGGCACGCCGTATCCGGCGGCATGACGAACTTTCCGTCGAAGGCATAGTTCACGTACTGCTGCGTGATGATCGTGGTCGCCACGTTGTTGAACAACCAGATCACAGGATTCAGGTTGGAAATCGCAACGTTCGTGTGCGTGGCCGCTGAGTAGTGAACGCATGGCGGCGCCTGCCCAGAGCCGACCAGCGTGGAAACGTGCGAACCAGTGCTGACGGTCAGCGTTCCAGGAACACCACCAGTCGTCGCAAGGGGGCCTTGGAAGGCCATGCCGAGGCCGGTAACTAATGCCGAACCAGGAACCTGCAGCACGTTGATGTCGATCAACTCGATGTTGACGCCAGACCCTGCTGGGTTTAGCAGCGTGAACTTGGAGGCAACCGTCGCCGCGATGAATGGAACCACGATGCCAGCGGCGAGCGTCGAGGCGCAGAACACCTGACCGCGAGAAGCTTGTTCGTAGTATTTGCCGTGCAAATGGCCAACGATCTGCTGACCTTCCTTGCCACCACGAGCCGTGAGGAGGGTGGTATCCGCGACCTTCTGTACGCCAGGAATGATTTCGTTGAACATGGTGATCTATCCTCTATGTAATTGAGTTAGCGATGTCCTGCCGCAACTTGCGGAGGTCTTCCGTCACTTCGTAGGCATTCGCCAGCAACATCGAAATGACTTGCAGCTCGATCAGAATCCGCATCTGAAGAGTCCCGGCCCCGCGGTTCGCGCTCGAAGGCTCGGCTTGCTCGGAATGCTTGTTGCCGCCGAGTGCGTAGGGCCTGTCGCCGTGTGCCATCTACGCCGCCTTCTCCGCCGCTCTCTCTGCGGCTTTGCGCGCTCGACCAGCGGCAAGCTTGGCCTTGTGCTCTGCGCTCAGTTTTCTCTTCGCCGGCTTGCGCCTCGCCTCGCGCCTCTCGAATCCACGCCTGCCCTCGATCTGAGCCTCAGACGGCTGCGCGAGCCCGATGCCGCTGATCGTGTCCTTGACCTTTTGGCGATCCGCGTTCCCCATCAGCGCAATCGAGTCTGCGAGCTGCGGGGAAAGCTGGCGAAGGACCGCAAGATGCGCGTCCGTGAACGTCACCGCCGGCCCGGTCGTTTCCGGCATGTGGAACTGCCTGCCTGGAATGAAGGCGTTGTCCATGTTCAGGCTCGATCCGGTCGGCCTGTGCTTCTCCAGATTCGCCACGTCCCGGTCGCTCGTCCCGGCGTTCAGGCGCAACTGCAGGTTCTTCCATTCGAGGATCGCGAGCTTGTTGCGACGCTCCCAGGCGCGATGCTTCTCCACCGCTCCCGGAGGGGCCTTGCGCATCTCCTCTTGCGATGGCATCCCCGTCAGGATCTTTTCCAGAAGCTCCTTGCTCCTGGAGACCATCCGGCCCTCTTCTTCGCCATTGGCCGGCGGTTGCGGGGTCTGCTGCGCGGTGAGCTTCTGCGCCTGCTGCAGTTGCTTGCGGACCTGACCCTTATCCTGAATCAGCGGGTTCAGGAGTTTGTCTTCGAGCGACTTGATCTCGTCACGCGCCGTTTCGACCTGATCCGGACGCAGCAGCGGTGTCGTGGGAAATACGGGTTGGGTTTGCATCAAGTTCTCCGTCAGTGGCTGCTCCATTGCCTGTAGAGCGCCGCGTGTACCGCTGCGAGATCAGTCCACACTTCGCGCATCTCAGGAGTCATTTGCGACTTGTCGATCTGCTTTAGCGCTTTGCAGAATTTCGCCAGCAGTTGCCGATTCCCCAAGTCTTGAACCTTGCTCGAGAGCCAGCACACGAGCCCGATGCGCTCGCCCTTCGTCACCGGGCTCACCCAGTGCGGCTGCCCGCACGGGTAGACCACGCATTCGCCGGGCTTGCCCTTGATGGTGCGGACGTTGCCAAAGCCGTCCTCTACGTTGAGTTCCCCGCCCTCGTAGGTCGACGGGTCGGAAAGGAATGTCGTGCAGGACAGGTCCGATCGAACTTTGTGCATGAACGGGCTGTCGGTGTGCCTGCCGTAGTTACCGCTCGGTGCGCGGTAGCGGTTGAACTTTGGCGGCGAGCACTCGTAGAGGATGTGATCCACGATGATCTGCGTATGGCCGACGAGGCGTTTCGCGTGCTTGTGGAGTAGCGCTTCCACCACCTTGCTCGATGACGGCGCGAGTTCTTCGTTGTGCTTCAGTTCCTGCGTAAGTTCCGGCGTGCGCGCCTGTCCCGGCTTCCATTCGGCAGAGTCGATAAGCGAGCGAATGCCTTTCACTTCCTCGTCGCTGTAGAGTTGGTAGGTGTGGAACAACCTTTACTCCACCGCCACCGTCGCGCCAGCCGTGACCGGCGAGTAGAAGATCGTTCCGTCGAATACTCCGGCGCCAGGAGTCGCGGCCACCGCGAGCACGATCGCCCCGGCAGATACTCGAACCGGAGCGGCGAAGAGCGGCGTGAGATCACCGGGCACCTCGGTTTCCACCCCAGCACCTCCTGCAGATGCAGCGCTCTGCGTGTCGCCGGCCGCAATCAGTTCGTCTACGTCGGTCGTCGCGATGAGGTCGATTCCAGGGCCGTCGGCCTCGACGCCTATGCTGACTTCAGAATTGACCGCCGTTTCGACGTGCAGCACCACGCCGTACACGTCCACGACCCCGGTCACATCCCACAGCACGGTCTCGTCGGTCTCGTCCGCGACACCAGTTTTCGCGACGCTGTAGACGATGCCTCCGCCAGCGTTACCCTCGGCTGCGAGCGGTGCTGACTCCGCCGTAGTGGAAACGGTGTTGTCCATCATGAAGCAGCCGTCTGCCACGATGGCGCCCGTGACCGCTGCGGATACCGCCGTGTAGAGCCTGTTCCCGTGAATGAAACCCGTGGTTGCGGTGACGAGCGAAATGCAGGCAATCGTGTTCAGCCCGCCGGTCACGCCGTTGATGAGCACGTTGTCCTCGATCAGCAGCATGGTCTGCGCCACTGCCTCGGACTCGATACAGGCGACCGCGTAGTCGCCCTGGACGTGGTTCCTGCGAATGACAACGCTGTCGCTCGCGTCGTCAAGGTGGATCGCAGACTGTGCAGCCTGTGTTCCTTGGTTGAAGTAGTTGTGCTCCATGAGCACGCGATCAGCCGAGTCGCAGAAAATCGCGTCGTTGAATTCGTTCGTCGAGGTCTGATCGAATCGGCAGTACCCGATATAGCCGTCATCGGCACCGTCCAGAACGTCGATTCCCTTGGCGAGCGCGTTGCCAGTGGCCGTAACCCTGATGTTCTTGATCGCCCAGTTGTCCGCGCTGACAGAGATCGCTGCCGAGATCGAGCATGACAGTTGCGCCTGAGCCCCGCCGTGTCCGAGCCCGATGATCGAAACGCCATCCACGTCGTGGGTGATGGCGCCGGCCGTGCTCAGGGTTTCCGCATGCCCTGGGGCGACAAGGATCAGGTCGCCATTGGCTGACGTGCAGCGCCCGATGGCGTAGTCGATGGTCGCAAACGGCTTGTTGATCGTGCCGTCATTACCGCCAGAATCGCTGGCGTTCGCATGGGTTGAATCGACCCACCAGATATTCCCGGCGTGCGTCTGAAGAATCGGAAGCCCGCGCAGGGTAACGCCGTGCGGAAACCCGTGCGAGTAGTGAGAAAATGCGTTGAGTGGCATGGCAGTTTCCTTTCAGTGGGGGACGCGGTTAGGTCCGCTGCCTCTTCGGCAATGCCCCTAGAGTCCTTCTGCTTTCAGATGAAAAGGCCCGAGCGGTCCCCTCTTGGGGGTGCCGCCCGAGCGGTCCTTTTGCTTCGCGCTCAGGTTGACCTTCGCGGGGGAGCCGGGCGTCTTGTTGCTCTGGCCCCCGCCGCTCTTGTCGTTCGGCCCGTGCATCGAGTTCCACCGAGGATTCGGCATCACGTCACCTGGGCGCCGCCGATAAAGCGCCATTGGGTGTAGACGCTCGCGTAACGGGAGTACCCGCGCCACTTGGCGACCAGCGTGTCGAAGTCCTCCACCATCGCGAACTCGACCGGCACGCGGTCAGACCAGAGCACGTAACGCTTACGCGCCCGACCGTCGCACATGAACCAGTTGTTCGTGTCGTTGAAGTAGATCGCCTCGTAGCCCTTGTACTTGCCCTTGTGGACGTTCGGGTTGTTGGTGGCCACATCGACCTTTCCGGAAGCCTGCATGATTTCGTAGGCTTGCTCGTAGAGGTCGGTCGGATACCACAGTTCATCCGGGGTCACGTCGATCTTCTCGGCCTGGTCGCCGCGGAAGCCCTTCATCTGGATTCGCATCGCCGCTACCGCGACCGCAGTCATCGCGGCCGTAGTGAGGTTGTCGAAGCCGGATGCGGTCGAGGCGCCGGAGGTCGTGGTATGGCTGTTCGAGCACAGGGCCACGCCTTCGGAGTGGCTGTAGAAGAACGTGTCCACCGAGAAGGCGTTGTTGAAGATCCGCGCTCCGTGCTGCTCGCGGGTTCTGGCGTAGGACGAGCCCAGAGCCGCCGGCCGTTGATCGAGGATGTGGAACTGCTCGTCGTCGACCAGCTTTCTTTCCGCTTGGATGCCCTTCGCGAACTCCACGAAGGTCATCGTCACGTCGTAGCCCTGGTTGATCGAGGCGTAGTTCACCGTTCCGGAGAACTCGTCCCAGTTGCCCAGCGTGCCGATTTCGCTCCACGTCATGTTCTGCCGGCCGTTGTGCGGGACCATCGTGTAGATGTCCCCGATCATGCTGGGAACCTGGTCCTTTTCCTCGTTGAAAATTCTCGTGAACCGCGGGTCGAGTACGTCCGGAAACGCGGTTGATTGCATCGGGGTTGCCATGTTTTTCTCCTGTGGCCCGGGTTATGGAGCGCTCGACAACATCAGGTGGTCGCCGAAGTGGATCAACCCGTAGCTGTTGATGGTCCCCTCGCCTGCTAGGTCGTTCAGAATCAGCTCGACCGTCAGGATCGCGTTCGTTTCTCCAGAGAGCGCTGCGGTTGCATCGAGCGTCGTGAGGTCAGTGCCAAGCTGCCCTAGAATCGAGCGCGTCGGATGGACGTTGGCGTACAAGAACTGGTCCCCGACCGCGATGTCGTAGGGAAACGCGACGATGACCGTGGCGTCGTTCGCCGCGGTGCTGGTGATCTTTCTCGACTTCCCTGCGTTGGCGCCGCTGTAGCCCCAGACCGTTCCCTCGTTCAAGTCCGGGTTGTTCGGGTCGAAAGCAGAAGTGACGACCGAAAGGCCATCTGCTGATGCGGTCGTGATGGTTGCCGCCGACAAAGCCTCGTTCGCAGCTCCGCCGCACAGACGCGCTCGGTAGACGGCTAACGGGTTGCAAATGATGCTTGTCAGGCGAGCGGTGTCGGAGTTATCCGACTGTTGGGCAGTGACGTAAGTCCCGGCGGCATCGACGTTCACGCCGATAAAATCCGCAGCGCCAGTGGTGGTGCCAAGCACGATGCCCGTGCCGTCATCGACGTTCTTCAGGTACGGCACGCCGATAGTGGTGTTCGTGGCCGCGACCTGATATTTCTTGACGATGGCCGTCGAGCCACCGGAAAGGTCGTATTGAAACTCCATGTGGTGCTCCTATCCTCTGAAGATGCGGCCGTACTCGAGCGCCCGACGGAACTTCTCCACCTTGCGCTGCTCGGCCTCCGCGTCCTTCTCGTTCAGGAAAAGAGACGCGAATCCGAAGCTGTGGCACACATCGCAATTGCCCCGTACACGCCGAAGGTTCTTGTCCGGATGCAGGCGGTAATGCGCCCGCTTCGGCTCGAACTTCCTGACGTGGGTTACGCAGAGGATTACCGCCTTGCCCAGAGCGATCATGTCGTCCAGGTTCGCCGAGCCGCTGGTGTAGCGATTCGGCTTGAACTCGACCCGCTTCGTATTCGCGCGGCTTACTTGCTTGCGCGTGTACTTCTGCGGAACGATGATCTCTAGCATTTCGGCCCTACTCCGCGTTACCGGGATCGGACCACTGGCAGATGGTCTGGAGAACGATCAGGCTTGTGGAAGCCCGAGTCTTTGACGAGTGCTTGGGCGCGCGTATTTGAGTTCCGCTTCGACTGCTTCCCAGTCCTTGTAGCGTCTCTGCTCGATGGCGCGTTCGTAGTATTTCTTCGCGTCACCCTTCAGGTGATCCACCAGCTTCTTGCTCGATCCGCCCCTGTTCTTGGGCTCGCCGCCCTGACCGCCGCCCTGCTCCTCGTGTTCCACGGAGCGGGTTGCGGAGGCTGCTTTTTCGAGTTTTGCCAGCGGACCCAGAACTGCCCGAATCGCTGCTAGCTCGGTTGCTTCGTCCTTTGGCTTGCCGATCTTCACGAGGTAGTTGAACTCCTCGCGGATCTGCTCCCGGACTTCCGAGCCCTTGTCCAGAATCTCGGGCTTGAGTCGCTTGTAGGCTGCTAGGTCGGCGTCGATGCGCTCCTTTGTCGCCTGCCGAGTGACGGTATCGAGTGCAACCAGCTCGGCTCTCTCGGTGATCTGGGCTTCGCGCTGCCGTTCCCAGATGTCGTCGGCCTGTTCCTGCGTGATCTGCCCGCCGTCCACCGCAGCCTTCAACTCCGGCTTGCCGTAGACCTTGGGCCTCTCAGCGGGCTTTTCCTTCGTGCCGGCGCCTGCCTTGAAAGCGTCGAACTGTGCGTCCCGATTCGCCAACTCCCGCTCGTAGTGAGACTTTTGGCTCGCGAGCGCGGCCTTCAACTGCTTGGCCGTTATCGGCTTGTCGTCGTTCTCCGAACCATCTTCCGATGATCCACCTGCAGAAGCGCCACTTTCTGCCTTGTCCGGTTTCCCGGCATCAGCGCCTTCGTTGTCCAGCATCGAGCGTTTTCTCGTTCTCAGCCCGCGTCGACCGGGCAAGTTCGACCGTTGCGGGCGAACCTACTGGTGCTGCTGTGCTACAGGAGGGTTTCCGGTGACTTTCCGGTACAATCTAGGCGTGCGACCCTGTGCTGGGCCGTAGTCCAGACCATGTGGAACAGGGTGAGGTTGGAGTGCTTCGAAACCGGGGGTCCTGCTGGTGGTATTTCAGTAAGGCGAACTGCGGCTAAGGCTATGGCGCCTCATCGCTGCCGAAAACGCAGCAAGCACTATCCAACCAAGACGTGCGTTCTGATCGTCGGCGCATAGCGGACGTACAGGATTTCGCCGGGTTCGTAGAAATCGCCACTGCGGTACAGCCCGCGCTGGATCAGCCACAGCATCAACTTCTGCACGTCGTAGTGCGCGTACTTGTCCGGGCCTTCGACTCGGCAAGCGTGTAGCCCGTTGTTCTTCTCGTAGTCGAACAGGTTGTCCCATGTCGCTTCACGAACGCGCGGGAACGCCTGCTTCACGGCCTTACGATTGAGGCTGACCGGAAGGTTCATTCTTTTTCTCAACGCTTTCCAAGAACTTGTCGGCCTCCTCGCCGCCCATCAGGATGTACGCCGGTAGCTCGATCGCGAGCTTCAGCGTGTCCATCGAAATATCCGCAATGAAAACGTCCTGCCGCAGCTTCCTGATTTGCTGGTCGTCCACGATGGACGGGTCGCCTAGCTTTTGCAGCGCAACCTGCTTCTGCCTCGCCATGCGCTCGCGGTAGCCCTGAAGGTAGGTTGCGTAGCGCTCCCACTCCGGGGTTCGCTGGAGCCCGTCAGCCACGACCGCGGCGCCCTGCACGATCTGGGCTACCGGGATAAGCGCCCGCTGCCGCTCGGCGTGCTTCGCCTTCAGCGATTCCGTGAAGTCTTTACGTTCGAAACTCATTTATGCGCTTCTGTATCTAGGAACTCTTCGATGTCTATCGCAAGATCATTGCCTTCGTATGGGTCGCCAGCTTTGAGTGGTGAAAGTGCTCGGCGCAACAGTCGTTCTAGCTGCCGAGCGAACTCAGGATCGACAACCTTTCTCCCCTCATCGTGGCATTTGAAAATTCTGGCGTCCGTCGTGGGTGTATCGCTCATGCTGGCACTCCTTGGTTTTCGGTCTGCGATCATTCGTCCTCGGACATCCACCCAGCCACGCAATCGCACTCGTATTGGTCGTCGCCAAGAAACCTCACATAAAAGAACGGCGCTGGCAGACCACCAATGTCCTCCTTGATAGCGGCCCAATTGACGTGATCTAGGAGGTCTCCAGCGCTTAGTTCTGCCAAGCGCTCAAATGCTTCTTGTAGCGTCATGCTGGCACTCCTTGGTTCGAAGCTCACTTTTTCTTCTTCGACTTCGTTTTGCGCATGGCCTCTGCGTGCGAGATGGACCGCAATTCGATCCCGTCTCCTTTGCGCTGAGTAACGCGAATTTTGCCGATGACTGGATGCACCAGATACTTTGCCTTCATGCAGGAACCCCTTGGTTAGCCCCGCCCCCAGCTCCAGGCATGGCCTCGTCGACCAGCTCACCGCCCTGCACCATCGGCATACCGCCCGGACCTTGAGGCATCGCCGCGGGGCCGGTCTTCCCTGGCTGGGCGACTCGCTGGCCGAATTGCTGCGTCGCCGCGAGCAACTGCTGCTGCATCTTCTCCTGCATGGCCTGCTGGGCGACGCGCTCCATGTAGGGCTTGAGCACGCCGACTACGTGCTCGTTGGGCATCTGCCCGAACTCCTCGGACTGCGCGAACTCCAGCAACTTCTGCAGATGGGCTTGCGCTCCCTCGGCCGGCGCCCCCTGCGGGATCTGCCCGTCGAAGATCATCGCCAAGGCTTCCTCGGCGAAGACGTTTGGCGTCAACGCGGTCGGGCTCGGTGGAGACAGGTACTTGTCCGGATCTGGCCCCTTGGCCTTGCCGTAGTCGCGTAGGAGCCTGTAGATCCCGTCAGGCTGGATGATCCCCAGCGTCAGCGCAAGCTCGCTCACGTAGACGCCCATCAAGTCCTGGAGCGCCATTTGCAGCGCTTCCTTGCTCGTGTTGAGCGCGTTCGCCGCAAAGTCGAACATGAACTGGCCCGCGATCTTGTCCGGTCCCTCGATCGTGCGGTACGGGTCTTTCCCGGGCTCCTCGTAGCCCCCGATGAGGTACTGCTTGTTCTTCGGCAGGAACGCCTGGTTGTGGTTGTGGATGATCCGCCAGATTTGCGTGAGGCCATTGAAGAATCTCCGCAGCACACGCTCTGGTCTTGCGTCCCCCTGCGCGAGCACCGTCTGCATCCCCTGCACGGTCCTGAGCGCCGAAGCCTTCCCGTGCGGAACCCGGCCCACTTGCAGCTCGCCTATCATCGAAAGGCGCTCCTCCATCTGGTTCAGGAACGCGAGCATGTTGAACGTGAAGGCTTGGTTCTGGTTTCCCATCTGCGGGAAGTTCACGTCCTTCTGCGGGTCGTTCAGGGGATAGAGTTCCCCGGGCGACATGGCGATGACTTCCGGGCGCATGTTCGAAGTCGCCCGATAAAAGCCGAAGGGCGAATTGGCGAGAATCCCCGCATCGCCCCCGATGTCGAGGAACTGCTTCTGCGCGTCGTGCAGCCCCTCAAGCATTTCCAGTTGCCCGATGCTGAACCTACGCCCTGGAACCGGGAAAAGATGCCCCTCCGCCAGCGGCCGAAGCGGCGGGTTGGAGGGGAACATCTGCGTGAGGTAACGCGCCCGAAGAAGCGTCTTCGTCTCGAGGATCACCCACCAGATGACATCCTCGTCTACCCCGTCGCCATCAACGTCGTAGCAGTCGAAGCACATGAGCCGGGTTAGCTGGCCGTGGCTTTCGGCTCCCTTCTCTGGGCTTGGCTTCTGCTGCACCGCGCCCTGCATCACGTCCTTTTGCAGATCGCGCTCGGTGTAGGACTCGCTTTTCTTCGCGAGCCCCATTTTGTCTGCGTCCTCGGCGCTCATCAGGTCGTAGAACCCTGACTTGCGCAGCCGGCGTAGCTCGTCGACCGTGGGGTAGTCCTTCAGGATGACGTGCGCCGCCCCCTTCGGATTCGAGGGCCCCGGGATCTGCAGGTTTTCGCAGCGCACCGGATGCAGCACTTCCTGCACGTCCTTCGGGATGATCTTCGGCCCGTTGAAGCGAATCGCGTCCATCGAGATTTCGACTTCAACGTCCCCGTCATCGCGAGTGAAGAACGACGCCTTGTGCTTTTTCTTGCGCTCCTGGATCTCCCAGTCCCAGCCCTCCTTCGTCGGGATTAGGCCAGCCTTGGGAAATTTACCCTCAAGCCAGCCGCGGAAGAAGTCGAGCGGCGATCCCGGGGGCATTTCCCCCAGCGCGTAGACATCGACGATGTGCCGGTTTTCCTTCACCCACGGGATGTAGGCGGTGAAGAAGCCCTCGTTCACGAAGTCGTGCGCGAGAACCCCGACGCACTCCTCGCCGTTTTGCTCGACGAAGACCTGGTAGTCGATCAAGTGGTCGACCTTCTCGGTCTTTTCCTCGTCGTGCTTTTTCAGCGCCTTCGCCATGACAGCAGGGCGCGAAGACATGACGGCGTTGTGCAGCGTGTCCTGCAGCCTCTGCGAAGCGATCATCAAATCCGGCATCGCGAAGTTGCTCGAATCCTGCCACGGCCAAGTCTTCGGCTCGACCCATTGCCGATATTTGGCATACCTCTGCAGACGAGCGTCTATCTCGTCGGTGCGGTCCATGTTGTCGTCGTTGAAGAATCGCTCGACGCGCTGGACGATCTCTTCTTTTTTCAGCTTCGCGAACGACTCGACGCGGGGCCGCTCCCTTCTCATCCTCACGTCCAGCGCCAGCATTTCAGGATTAGCAGCCACGTTCGTTCAACTCCTTCACGTTGAATCTCGCAAGCTCGCACAGAAGACCGTTCGCGAACTCGTCCTTGAATTTCTCCGGGCTTCCGTTCTGCTCTCGCATGTAGCCGTTCAGGTTCTTCTGCCACAGCGGCGTGTATTGCTCGAAGGTCAACGACTCTGCGCACTGGCCGCAAAACGTCATCGAAGTCCTGCGACCGTTGAAAAGCAGGAACTCGATGCGTGTCGCGTCCGGATTGGCAGGCCCCAGCACCTTCGGCTCGCCGGCCCGCTTCTCGCCAGCGTCCCAGCGCTGTTTCACTTCGTAGACTGGCTCGTCGCAGAGGCTGCAGCAACCGGCGATCTTGTGCGCGCTCACTGCTTCCTCTGCAGCGTAACGTTATGCAGATCGCACATCGTCGGCAGCGGATCAGGAACCCGGCGATGCGTGAACACGCCTTCGTTCCCGGTAGGAATGCGCTGGATCTCGCCCTTCGCTTCCGCGCAAATCGGGCACCAAAGAACTGCTTCTACCGCAGCGCTCATGCAACGTCGGGCAGCCTGAACCGCCCTTCCTTTCCGTAGGCGCTGATTAGCTGCCGGCGTGCTTCGGCGAAGCTCTGACGATAGTTGGCGCGGTTCTCTTCTTCTTCGGCGAGGAACGCTTCTGCATTCTTGGCGCACGCCTCGCAATAGTCGCGGACAATTACCGTTCCGATCCACTTCGGCTTCGCCACGCTGCAGCCGCAGCCGTCGCAAATGAAACTAACTGCCATACGCTCCCACTCTCTTACCCGGACGCCGAACCACAGGGGCACCATGCCTAAGAAACGCGAACGTTGGATCGGAGTTGGCAAAATATTTGACCAACGTAGGCTTATCGCTGTGTTTGTCTTTCGGGACTTGCTTGATGTCGCGGTCGACGTGCTTGGAGAAATTGTCCCAGACGTACCTCTGGAACTGGAAAATGGTGTCCTTGCAGCGCGGATGCACCTTCATGCGAGGGCGAAGCGTCTTCTCGTCAGGCTTCAGGTAGTGATTGATCCTTACGCGCCCTATGTCAACGTCACTAGCCAATTCGCAGTACAGGCCCGCCGCACCGAACTCATCCTGCCAACTAATTTCGCGTCGCTGACCCGAAGGTGCCAAGGCTATATTCGGGTCCATTAAACGGCGCGCGATGCTAAGTTGCATTTCCTTTTCTATGCTGTGCGCTAGCGTCCTTACGTCTACGCAGTCGCCGTCTGATCTGGCTTCTGCAACAATCCACCAGTCGTCAATCGGGTCGCATTGAATCCAGAGAAGATCATGACTTTTCCTTGGATGCGGATCAAGAAGGAACACAGTCGGCCATGTCGTTGACGTATCAAATTCTTCAACATGGCAATACTCGACTATGCTTTCCGATTCGCAGATTCCGCAGTGAGGCTTCGGATCTGGAACTCTCACCACCGCTTTGCCGCACTTGAAGCACCACGTTTTAGTATCTGCGGTGAAAAGCTCATGAACGCGATTCGAGAACCTGATCGGGCGCCCGTAGATGCGGACGTTCGTGATCTCGGTCGACCACTTCTCGGCCTGAGCTGCGACGGCTTCTTGCTTCAGGTGCGGGTTTTCCGTAGTCCAGAGTTCGATCCAGGTGATAGTCGGATCGTTGCCAGAACGGCCTGGCTCGTAGACTTCGTCATATAGCCAGTCGACTGCGATCGACGGGTCGTCAGGCCACGTCATAGCGAGCAGCAGCCGGCCGTCCACGCGCATCGTCCGCGCTTCGTTCGCCCGCCAAATCGCCAAAGATGGCGGCTCGTCATGAGCGCAGATGTGGAAATCGCCAGATTCAAAATCTGTCGCGTCCTGGTCAAGCGACATGAACTGGATCGTCGACTCACCTAGCACCTTGTCCGGGTTGTACGGATCGCGGCACAGCACGCGGAGAATCCGCAGCTTCGTCGAGTACGACTTATCCCACTCGCCGTCGATCAGGCAGCTCTTCGGCACCCAGCCCCAGTGACCTTTATCGCCCCCCGGTCTGTCGACGCCCGTCCATTTAAACCATTGCAACTTCGGCAGGATGATCGGCTCGAGAGTCGTCGTCAGAGACTCGACCGTCACTCGGCACTGGATCGGCCCGCGGAACTTCTGCGCTATCAGGTGGCGTTGAGATTCAGGGAATATGCCGGTCGCGCACATGATGACTTCGACGAGCATCGTTTCAGTTTTTGCCGATCCGTTCCCGCCGCCGGCCGCGACCACCTTGGCCTTTGAGTCATGGAACTGCTGCGACTTCGCCGAAACCGGACGGTAGAACAGGATCTGCGATTGTTTCCGATCCTCCTCGGTGATCTTGACCGCTGTCGCCAGGAATTCGCGCAATTCCTCGTCGGAGAGATCCGCTACGTCCTTGGGGTCTATGTCACGCGCGCTCAACGATTTTCTCCGTAACCGTACCCTCAAGCGTCAATCCGCGGCGCTGTGCTTCCTTGATCGCCAGCGGCAGCAATTCGTGCAGTTTCTTGCGCTCGTGATCTGAGACGATCTGCGTCGGCTCACCGCGGATCAACTGCTGCTTCTCGATCAACTGCGCAACCCCGATCGACAGGTCTCTGGCAGAAGCCTCCGCAGCCACCTTGTCGTCGATGTACGAAAGCATGAGATGGATTTTCTTGCCCAGCATCTCGTCGAGTTCCATCTTCTTCAGGTTGCGCACTTCGGTCATCGCGCCGTAGAACTTGACTCTGATGCGCTTGAGGATCGCCTCTGCGGCCCCCGGCGGAACTCCGGCTGCGCGCAGGGCATCTGCGAGCCTGTTCAGCGGGTCCGTCACCGCGTCCATCACGGCCGCGAACTTCTCCGGGTTCTTGTATTCCTGCCCCGTCGCAAGGGACTTGCCGGGCGCGCCATTCGACATGCCGAGTTTCTTGTAAACCGCTCGCAGATACTTGCCGACCACGGGCCAACTAAGACTAAGTTCTGCAGCGATTTCCTTGTACGTCTTTCCCTTCTGCTTAAGATCCCACACCGCCTGCTGCTTCGCGGTCAGCGGCTTCCCGAGAGAGCGGTCTTTCTTCGGCACGGCCGGCGCAGCCCCAGCCTCGGGCGAGGAGGAGGAGGGTTCCGTCGGTAAGGGCTGCGCGGCCGAATCCGGGTTGCTCAGTGACATTCGTTGTGGACGATCACGCCTTCCTCGTCGTGGGGCAGGCACCAGCAGTCCATGCCGGCGTGGTGATCCGGCCCGAAAAGCGGGATGACAATGACCGCATCAACACCCTCATCGTCACGAAAATCCATCGTCCTCCACTGGTCGCAGCGGTCCTTCCGGCGAACGTGAATCTTCGGGCTCAACCGCGCCTCCGCTCGCTCATCCACTTCCAAATCTTCAGCGCCTCGCCTTCCGTCAACTCCGGCCCGTTCGGATACAGCTTCCGCGCCTTCGTCTCCACCACCGCGCGCTCCCCCTCCACCAGCGGCAGCGGAACACCCAGCACCGGACACCTGATCAACCCTCCCAGCCGACACGTCAGGCACAGCGCCCCTTTGGGCTTCGCGCACATCAATCGTCCCCCTGCATCTTGTGTATCGCGTGCGCCAGATACCCGATGATCTTGAACCTGTCCCCAAGCCCCGAGCAGCACCACGAACAGGAATCGCCTCGCTGCTCCAAAATCAGAACCCCGCTCGTCTCGCCCCTCCTGGCTCTCTCCAGAACCGTTTCCAGGTAGTCCACCACCTCCGGGTCAGCCTTGCGCTCCAGCGCCCTCACCACCGCGCTCACGATGCACGCCTCCGCCTGTACAGCCACTCCCCCACCTCCAGCCGCCTCAGCCGTATCCAGGAGCGCAAGGCGGTCACAGGAGGTAAACCGCCTTTGCATGCTTTGAAAGATTGTCCTTAGCCCAAAGTGGGCGCAGGTTCGTGAAGTGGCAGGCAACCGCCGCCTGCGCCGGGTCTCGAAGGTCGAAACCCGCAAGCGGTTTGATGTGGTCGACGTGCCACTTCCCCCAATTCGACCAAGACATGCCAGCAGAGAATTGTCTTTCGATGTGTGCCACCGCCTCTGCCGCGGTACACCCAAGCAACCGAACGGCGCTTACGCCCTGCGGGCGCTTCCTGAGCACCTTCCATATCCGAGACCTAAGGTTCTTCGCCAGCCTGATTCGTGGTATCGCGCAATAGGCGCGCTCATCGTTCTTCGTGCGAAGGCGGTACTGACGGCGCCTCTCACGCACACGCTCGCGATTGGCCTCATTCCATCGACGGACTTGGGCAATTTTCTGTGGATTATTGGAGTCCCTAGCCACGTTGGGTGCGACTCCTTGATTTCGGTACATCGACGACAAGGGTGAACGCGGACGCCGCCCCGGGGGTGGACCGATTCGAACCTGCCTCTGCCTGGCAGCGCTCGAGCTGGGCTACGCGATCGGCTGTTCGATACGTTAGGGAACTGCTTGTGCGCATCATCAACGACTTACGCATGGTCATGGCCTTGGTAGTCCTACCAAAGCCCATTTGCTGCGCTGCTTCGTCGTGCCCATGCCAAGGATCGGGCGCCAAGGTGCCTCGCTCTCGGCGCCGGCAGTGCGCGCACGTGACCTCTTAGCTTCTTGGCCATCCATGCTCGGCATATACACGAGCGTGGCTTCTTCGCAAGGTGTTCAGACGACGTGCACCGTGCACA